TGATCACGACCGGGGTCGGAGGAGGGGCGCCCGTGGGGGTCAGGTACAGGTGCGCGTCGCTTTTGATCTTTGCCATGATGGGGCCTCTTCAGGGTTGAGATTGACCGCTCGTCGCGGCGATAGTTAGCTCGTTGCGGGCATGGCTCGGGAGAATGGCGACGAAGTCAAAAACGCGAGCCGTGTCGCCGTCGACCTCGACCCCGCGCCAGCCCGGCTCGATCACTTCGCCGGGCAGCTCGCGCAGGGTGATCCGCCATTGCAGGCCCCCGATCTCTCGGTCGGCGGCCATGTATTCGCGGCCCGAGACTGAGTCGATAGCGGCGTCGACCGTCGCGACCGTGACAAAGTCCTTCACGACCGCAGAGAAGCCGTCCTCGGTGTGGACGGGCTTCTCGAGTTGCAGCCAATGGCGCATGCGTCCGGCTTTCATGTTCCCGGCCTCCACACGCTGACCAGCTCGCTCGTGAAGTCGTCGATGAAGACCGCCGCATTCGTTTCGCGGGCCTCGTAATAGGCCCCGGCGATTCGGTACAGGCAAGCCAGAACGGCGGGGTCCAGGTCGACCGGGTCGATCACGCCGACCGCGACCGTCAGGCGCCAGCCGTTGCCGTACAGGGTCGGCCCGTTGATATAGCTATTCCCGCTCCCGCCTGCGTCGCTTTGGCTGATGGTGTAGCTCGCCGCGACATCGGCCCCGCCGTCCTGCGCGAGCGCGATCAGCTCGTTCGCGTTGTTGACCGGCAGGCGATAGCGGTAGGCGTTCGCGGCGTGGTTGCAGGAATCGAGGCGCAGCTCATACCCGTCGATCTCGTAGACGGTCGGGTTCAGGTTGATATTCGCGCGGCGCTCGACGGCGGCGATCCCCATCGCGAGATAGGTCGTGATCAGCGTGTCGTCGCGGTCGTGCCGGACGCGCATGTGTTCTTTTGCCTGCAGCAGCAGGGCCGCGGGTAGCGTCGTGCGGTCGACGGTCGTCAGGTTCACGGCCGGGCCTCCTTTCGCTTCAGGGCATCGCGCAGCGGGGCGGATGCGGCCGAGGCGGCGGCGTCGGATGCGTCGGCGATCAGACCGATTGCACCGGCCGGCATCGTGACGACATAGATCGCGGCACAGCCGGCGCCCATGCCGAGCGCGGCCACGACCAGGACGATCAGCACAGAGCCGGCGGCGCCGGGCGGGTTTTGGCGGCCGGGCATCATTGCTTTTTCTCCAATGCCTCGGCGGCGAGGTGCGCCATTGCCGTGACCTCGATCAGTTGTAGCTGCAGCGTGTCGACGGTGCGGCGCAGCGCGGCGAGGTCGTCGGCCGCTTTGCGCGCGTCCTTCTCGGCATCGGCCGCGGTGTAGGGGCGCGGGGCCATCAGCCAGGGCCGCTCGCCGTCGAAGATCCAGGTCGCCCCGTCTTTGACGTAGAGGTCGCCCGGTTCGTAGCTGCGGGCGTTCTTGTACCCGCCGCAATGGCGCCAGCCACCCGAGCCGATGCGCTCCCAGGCTTCGGAGTCGCCCGGCTCGTCGGTCGTGTCCTTCAGGGCAACATAGATCCGGCCCATGTAGTGCGAGACCTCGGAGCCGGCGCGGTAAATGCTCGGGACCCACTTCTCGGCGCGCTGGCCCTCGGGCTGGACCTGCTCGAGAAAATCCGGGTCGGCCTTGAGCAGCGTCGCGACGAGGACCGGGTCGGACGCATCGCCCGGCTCGCCCTTGTCGCCGGCCGGGCCCGGGTCGCCCTTCGCGCCGACAGGGCCGGGCGGGAGCAGGATCTCGAGCGTGTCGCCGTCATCGAACTCGAGGCCCAGGCGCGCGAGGTCGTCGGTCTGCGTGATCGCCTTGATCCCGACCCCGCGGGCGCCCTGGTCGCCCTTCTCGGGCAGGCCCAGGACCTCGAGGCGCTGGTCGACGGCGTCAAACTTGCCGCGACAGTATTTGATGACCTCGTCGACCACGGCGGCGATGATTTTCGGGCTCATGCTGCGGCCTTCGCGATGGTGTCGCGCGTGACCGCGCGGGCGACCTCTTCGTCCTCGTCAGCCGGCTGCGGCTCGTCGCCATTCGGCGGCGGCGCGTTCGGATCGAGGGGCGGCGGTGGCGGTGGGGGCGGCGGCGCGGTCAGCTTCACCAGTTCGGCGCCGGCCATCTCGGCGAGCAGATTGACCGGGGTCATTTGCTTCTGCATGAATAGCTGCTCGCCGCCCTCGGCCGGGCTCAGGCCCTCCATGCGGCGCGCGTCGTTCGGATACAGGGCCCCACCCTGGATGCCCTTCGCGTAGGCATCCATGCGTGCGGCGAAGTCGGTCCGCAGCAGCGCGATCACGTCGAGGTCGATCCAGTCCTTCTCGCCGTCCAGGCCGAGCAGGCGGTCGAGGCCCCGCTCGAATCGCTCGATCAACCCGCCGAGCGAGATCGAGAGCCAGATCGCGATCAGGGGCTCGGTCGCGGTCAGCGAAGCGTGCGACAGATCTCCGACGAGCGGCGGCGGGACCCCGCAGGTCCGCGCGATCTCTTCGTTCTCCATGCGCAGTGTCGCGATGACCTCGGCGTCGGCGCTGGTCATCGTCATGGCGTTCCATTTCATGCCGGCCTGCATGATCGGGACCCCGCCCTTTTCCCAGGCTTTGGACTTCTCGTCGAAGTTTTTGCGCAGGTCGTCCATCTGGACCTGCGTCACGAGCTGGTCGGTACTGATGAAGCCCGAGGGCCGGCGCATGTTCGAGAAAAAGGCCAATTGCGAATGCGACAGGGCGACATGGATCCCGGCCGATACGCCGGCCGCAGCGAAGGCGCTCTCCCCGATCAGCGGATGGCGCGGCGTGGCCCAGCGAAGGTGAAGGATGTCGCGCGCCGGGATCGCCATCGTCGAGCGGGTCAGACCGCCGTCGATCAGCAGCTCGCCCGAATCGTTGACTCCGTAGAAGATCGCCCGGCTCTCGGGGTCGACGAGGAGCGTCCACATATCGCGGCTCAGGATGTGCAGCGCGACGACCTCCTCGCGGCCATTGCGCACGCCCAGGACCACAACCTCGCCGCGGGTCAGCCACTCGTCGACCAGCCGGGCGGCGAAGTCGCTCCATGTCTCGTAATCGTTCGGGGCCAGCAGCACGCGCGCCTGCGCGGTGCCGGTCTGGACCGTGATCTCGCCGCTCGCGCTCTTGCGTTTGTGCGCGGGGCGCAATTGCGCGAAGGCGCTGCGGTGAAGGTGGCGGATCGCGGCGACGACCGGGATCGAATGGACCGCGCGCCGGTTGACCTTCAGGTACTTCTGCCAGCCGTCCTCGAGCGGGCCCAGCTCGCGCCAGTTGCCGAATTCGGTCATCCCGAAGAACGGACCGCGCCAGCTCCCCTCGTCGCCGACCCCGATCAGGGACTTGAAGGCGGCGGCCACGCGGGCGCGCAGGCCGGTCCGGGTCTGGATGACGACCGCGCGGCTCATTGCGTCGCCGCCTTTCTAGGTCGACCAGGGCCGCGGCGGACGGTGTCCTCGTTCGCCGATGCCTCGCCGGCTTGCATAGCGGGCGCTGGCGCCATTTTTTCGGGCGGGATGTCCTGCCGGCTTGTCCCGCCGCTGCGCGCGGCCCTCATCGCGTCATATGCGGGCGTGCCGGGCTGATAGCGCCAGGGTTCGGCCCAGGGGTCGACCTCCTCGGCGCGGCGCTGCTCGATCAGCGTCCGCGCGAGCTTGCGGTCGCACGGAAGCAAGCCGTCGAGCCCGTCCAGCTCGGGCAGGGGCTCATAGCTTTGGATGATCACGACCGGCGCCATAGCTCAGGGGTTTTGGGGCGGGCGGTCGACCACGACCAGGACATCGGGGCGACCGTCGCCGTCGACATCGACCTTCGTCAGCGTGTCCTCGGGGCCGACCGTGATCGTCTGCGGCGCGGGCGCGGGAGGAGGGCCCGGCGGTGGCGGCGGCGGTGCAGGGGGAGGAGGAGCGGGCGGCGGCGTGCCGGTGCCCGGGTTCGGGCTCGGCATCAGCGGGTCACAGTAGCCGATGCGCGGGAAGGCGTGCGGATAGGTCAGCGCGTAACCCTGGAAATTCTCGACCATGAAGGCGAGGGCCTGCGCGCTCACGATGTTGAAACCGAGCGGGCGGCCATAGGCGGCGGCTACGGCGGGACAGGTGACATAAACCAGCATGGCGGCCCCCTTGAAAAATGCCCCGAGCCGAAGCCCGGGGCTAACACTTGCTCACGGAGGGATCGATTACCAAGTGATGCCGTTAAGCGCATGGACCGCGCCGGCATGGGTCAAGCCCCACGAGACCGGCAGCACGAGGCGCTGCGCCAGCGTCCAGGTCTGGAAGAGCGACATCGCGCGATAGCCTGCCGAGCCGGCGCCAGCCACCCCGCCGACCACGCTGATCCCGTTGTCGGGGAGGACCTGATTCGCGACGCCGAGCGCGCCGGCCGCATCCATCGCCTGAGTCGGCGCGACGCCGTCCGCGTTCGCCATCGTCAGGGTCGCCTGCTCGCTGACATCGATGTCCGGGGTATCGAAGGCGCTCGCGAAGTAGGCGGCGTCGACCATGATCACGGTGTTTGCGGGCACGAAGGGCGAAGCCAGGACCGGGAAGCCCAGCAGGCGGCCGGCGGCGACCTCGTCACGGAACAGGAAATCCCCGAGCGCGGTCGAGACCATCGAGAGGCCGAAGAGGGTCGCGCTATTGACGAGCAAGACCGGCTTGATGCCGATCCCGGCGGCCAGCAGACCACCGTACAGCGTCTTCAGGTCGGCCGCGACAGCAGCAGCACCACCCAGCGCCGAGCCGGCGCCGATGACGACCCCGTTCAGCAGGCCGGCAGGACGCACGCAGGCCACAGCGGCGCCGGCATCGATCAGGCTCGTATCGAGCATGTTCGCGGTGTCCTGCACCATCATCCGGCGGATCGTGCCCAGGGCCTCGGGATCGCTGGCGCGCAGAAGCTCGCGCGTCAGGACCGTGATCACGGCCAGCTTGTAGCGGTTCAGGCGCTGCGAAGAGATCACGCCTTGCTTGACCGGGATCACGCCGTTCTCACCGACCCACGAGCCACCCAGCGCGGTCGTGCGCGTGCTGAAGCTCGGGATCACGATGGACTGCGCCCCGCCGAAGTTCAGCAGTTGACCCTGCAGGGACAGGCCGGCGGCGACGCTGACCGGGCGCAGGTCGTTCTGCATCAGCGCGCGGATCTCGGTCGTCACCAGCTCGGCCGCCCAGCCGGCGGTCGTGGTGTCGGCCGCATTCGTGGCGGTCTTCGCGATGGCGTTCGCGCGCTTGTCCTTCGGGTAGAGCTTCGCGACGACCTGATCGAGCGGCTGGCGCTCATAGTGGGCGATGCCGCGGGCAATCGCCATTTGTGCCAGCAGCTCGCCGGCGGGCGGGCGCGAGGAGTCGGCGCCGCGGCCGACGCGGACCAGGGCCTTCGCCTTGCCGGTCAGCGGGTCGATCTCGACGGCGCCATCGTCCGGGTCTGCATCCGGGTCCGGGTCAGGATCGGCGGGCGTGGCGCGCGTGCCCATTGCCTTTTCGACGCGCTTCAGGCGTTCCAGCTCGGTCGCGGCCTCTTCGCTCTTGACGGTCAGGTCGTCGACCAGCTCGCCGGCCTCGTCTTCGCCGGCCTCGAGGCGGGCGACCGCGGCGGTCAGGTCCTTGCGCAGCGCGGCCAGCTCGGCCATTTTTTCGCGGATGGATTGGGCAATGGTTTTCATGGTGGGGGCCTCATTTGGTCAAGAGGAGGGCGCTCGCGCGCTTGCCCGCGGCGACAGCCCGGGCGATGGTTTCGCGGTGGCGCTGGCCCTGCAGTTGGACCAGCCGGTCCAGGGCGGCGCGATGGGTCGCGGGCAGCTTCTTGCCGACGAGTTGCAGGGCGTCCGGGTTGCATGGCATCGCCACGACCGAACACTCGAGCAGCTTGGCGCGCAGGAATCGAAAGCCGGTGATCTCGCCCTTACCCTTGCCGGACTTCGCCTCGGCGCGAATGGGCTCGTAGTCCTCGGGCAGAAAGCGGATCGAGGCGGCGAGCCTGATCCCGGCCTTGTGGATCGCGCGGACGAGGTCGGCGGCTTGGCTGACGCCGGCCGGCAGAAGCGAGAGCGTCCCGGTCGTGCGGTCGCCCTCGTTGCGCAGGTCCTGCCAGGAGCCCAGCAGCTCGGCCATACCCGAGCCGTGATCGATCATCGCGGGGAGCGGCGAATAGGCCGGGCTCAGGCCGGTCTGCTCGATCACATCGCCGGCTAGGTCCGGGGTGTTGCTGCTCAGGACGAAGCGAAGGCCCTGCGCGGTCTCGGTCGCCGGCTCGGCGGCGCGCTTTGAAACCGGGAGGGCGAAGAGGGCGGCGCGGTCAGCGGCGGGTGTTCGCATGGCCCAGCTCCTGCCGCGGCGGTGGGGCCGCGGTGTGCTGGGGCCGGTGAACCGTCGCCCCTGGTTGCGAAGTCGAAACACCCCGGCTCGCGGCCTCTCGGACGCTTTGCGGTGGGCGGTTCGGGTTTGTCATGGTCGGCAATTCTCGGCCGAGATAACCCCTTGTCAATACCCCGCCGAATTATTCCGATTTATTCTCTTGCCTGAATTTTCTTAGTATCAGGAGGTATAGAGCGAATGGGCTCGCGCGCACGCATACACGCGCACGCCCAGGCGCAGGAAAGGCCGACCGATCTCGGCGCGCGTCTTTGTATTTATTCTCTCCCTCTCACTCTCTTACCAATCTACAGAGACTCTCGCGGACGCCTCGGTCGACGTTATTCGAGACTCTACCGAGGCGTTTCTGTAGGCGTCTAACGTGACGCCTTTTGTCAGTATCTGCTCTCAGTATCTCGCCGGTCTTTTATTGAGTGTTGCGCGGCTCAGACTA